CCCCGCCGTGGCGGGGAGTGGAGAGGATATGCAATTTCGTTATAGTGTTCTTTTGCGTCACGACATCAAGAAGGAAGACGCAGATTTCTTCAAATCGTTTTGCGACTTAGTCGGGAATGATGACGTAGAAAGAATCCATATTCGCTGCAGTAAATTAGACGCAGGACACCCTATATATTTAAGTGTAACGGCACACAAATTCGATTCGGACCTCTCACTAAAACTCAGCATCCCGCATTATTTAGTGTTTCTAATTTCAGACCCTATTGACGATCCCACGACGATTGGATTCACCGCGTAATCCAAAATCCGCGCAGCTCAAGTGGTTGGCCGTCGCCATGGAAATATGCAGGCTGCCGAGCCTCACAGCTATCAACAGTAGGCCAGGGGCGTCCCGCCACTTGATCAACGGCTCCAACGTCGCCCGGCGGCTTTCGGTACGGGAGCAGTTCGGCAAGGCGTTGCGCAATTTCCTCAGCACTGGGGAAGTCGAGATTCTTGTGCAGTGCCTGGTCCAGCACCAGTGGCGTGCGAATTTCGTTCAGCGCTATCTGGACCTGTGGCCAGCTCAAGCCTGACATTGTCTTGTACTCAATGCCGCGCGCTACCTGCACTTTGTAGTTGCCCTTATCGGTGAGGTGAACCGTCACTGACGCGATCACTTTGCTTTTGTCTTTCGACATCCCATCCTCCATGCCCGGCACGCCCGGGCTTTTTTACGCCCGTCGCTCGGGCCGGCTGCCCGAACCGTCCGGGTCGGCCTCAAGTCTAGCTTCAATCGACACAAAACTAAAGTGAACTTGAAAGTATTTCTCAAGATAGCTTGACCTTAAACTCAAGCTGGCTTAAGATTCATTCATCGAAACCGAGCCACCACGGCCAACCCGGAGAACACGATGAAACGTACCTACTGCCTGTTCGTCTACGCCACCAAAGCCGCTAAGGCTGCCGGCGAAATGGAATACACCGTTGATGCGGCTGACCTCGATGAGGCTGCCGAGATTGCAAATGCCGAGCTGGACGAGGGCATGTACTGCGTCTCGATCTTCCGCCGCACCGGCACGCCGGCGCCGATGGAATTTGTTGAAAGCCACATTCGCCCACTGGTCGCGGCTTAATCCGGAGAACACGATGGACCGCACCCAACCAACCGATGAGCAGCGCGACGAGAAGATCAGCGAACTGACCGAGAAGGCCTGCGCCGACTGGACCGCTCGCGTTCAGCGTGGCGAGCAGCGCGCGCTGGCCGACCTGCAGAACGTCGTGCTGGACAACCTGAGCACCGAGCAGGCTAAGGCGATCTTCGCTGCTGCGCTGCTGGGCAATGACACCGGCGATGCGCTGTTCTCCGTCACCGTCCAGCGCGCCATGTACGACGAATGCGAAGTGCAGGCGATCAAGCAGGTCGAGCAGATCGAAGCGCGCCGGGAAGAGCAAGCGCGCGCCCAGCGCATCGAGCGCCGCGTGTTCGATCAGGTGTTCGGGGTGATGGCATGAGCTGCGCGAAGTGCGAGGGCACGGGCAGCTTGTCGAAGCGCGTCGACGGCTACCTCGATTGCCCGTGCGGCGCCGCCGAGCAGCGCATTGAGCTGGCCGACTGGGTGATGCGCAACGCACCGAACTGCGACGACCACAACGCTGCCTGGCTGATCTACCAGCACGGCAAGGCCGCAGTAGCGGCGACCAAATAAACAACCGAAGCCGGCCGCGCCGGCGCCAATAAGGAGAGCAGGATGCAGCATACGAAAACACCGTGGCGAGTAGGTAATCCGAGCCAAATGGGTTCGGTTGTGGCCGACGAGCCCGTTCCGGAAATCGGCGGCAGCGACGCTGTCGGCTACTACGGCGGCCACCTCATCGCCGAGTCGATCGCGCCGCGCAACGCCGAGTTCATCGTCCGCGCCTGCAACTCGCATGAGCAGCTGGTGGCAGCGCTCCTGGTCGCATACGACATGATCGTTGAAGAATGCGCGGACGGTGCGTACACGAATCAGGCCGACCAAGTACGCGCAGCTCTTGCCGCAGCAGGTGCCAAATGATCGCCGCCCACCGCATCACCACCGGCCCATACCGCATCGCGTGCCGCCTAGTGCGCAAGCTGACCAAGCCGCTGCGACTGGCCGTGCTGCGCTACCAGCTGGCCCTGAGCGCTGGCAACGTGCAGCACCTGGAAGACACGCGCATCGAGGTGCTGTCGCTGCTGCGCGCCGAGCACGTGCGCCAGGTGGGGCTGATGCAGCGCTGCCAGCAGATCGAGCGAGGTGTCGCGTGATCCAGCACATCCGCACCCAATACCGCCTGTCCCTGCGCGCCGGCTTCGGCCCGCGCAAGGCAGCAGCGCGCGCCGTGCGCACCTACATTTTCGGTTTTTAAACGACGCCGGCATAGTCCCGGCAGAAAGGCAACACGATGTCCACCGCTCTTGTCGTCGCCCAAGCCTCCAAACTGGCCGGCATCTTCAATATCCCCGAATCGGATGACCTGATCAATGTGCTGAAGGGCACGGCGTTCAAGGGCCAGGTCACCGACGCGCAGATGACCGCGCTGCTGATCGTGGCGAACCAGTATCGCCTGAACCCCTGGACGAAGGAAATCTACGCGTTCCCGGACAAGAACAACGGCATCGTCCCCGTGGTCGGCGTCGACGGCTGGGCGCGCATCATCAACGAGAATCCGATGTTCGACGGAATGGAGTTCCAGCAGGACGAAGAGGGCTGCACCTGCATCATCTTCCGTAAGGATCGCTCGCACCCGATTAAGGTCACCGAGTACCTGAGCGAATGCAAGCGCAGTACCCAACCGTGGCAGTCCCACCCGAAGCGGATGCTGCGGCACAAGGCCATGATCCAGTGCGCGCGCCTGGCGTTTGGCTACGTGGGCATCTTCGACCAGGACGAAGCCGAGCGCATCGTGGACGTGAATGACCGGCCGGCGCCGGCGCGCCAGAACGCCGCCACTGTAGCCGAACAGGCGATGACGGTCGAGTTCACCGAAGCCGATGCGAAACTGCTGGCCGACTTGGAGGCGATCGCGGACACCGGCAGTGCTGCGCTGGAAGACATCTGGGGCAAGCTGACCAAGGATCAGCGCCGCGCGCTGGCTGCGCACCTGCCTGCGCTGAAGAAGCGCGCCGAGAACGTGATCGAGGAGGGCGGCCATGCTTGAGCGCCAATCGAACCAAGGCGGCGCCGACTGGCTGCGTGATCGCGCCGGCCACGCCACCGCGTCGTGCTTCGCCGACATCCTGGCCACCGGCCGCAACGGGCAACCGCTGAAGGCGCGCGAGGACTACCTTCTGCGCCTGGTGGTGGAGCGCATCACCGGCGAGCCGGTGCAGTCGCCGAGCAGCTTCGCCATGCAGTGGGGCACCGAGGCCGAGCCGTACGCTCGAGCCGCCTACGAGGTCGAGACCGGCGCCACCGTGCGCGAAGTAGGCTTTATCAAGCATCCGAAGCACAAATGGATCGGCGCGTCGCTGGACGGCCGTGTCGGGCAGAAGGGGGCCACGGAGTATAAGTGCCCGCATAACAGCGCTATCCACCTGATGACGTGGGAACTGGGCATGCCAGAGCACCATAAGCCGCAGGTGCAAGGGCAGATTTGGGTGGCGGAACTGGATTGGGTCGACTTCTGCTCTTTCGATCCACGCATGCATGCCGGCGCCGAACACTTGAAGCTGTACGTCCAGCGCGTGTACCGCGACGATGCCTATATTGCGATGCTCGAGCGTGAGGTGATCGACTTTTCCGACCAGGTTGAAGCGAAGGTTCAGCGCTTCCTATCGATGAAGGAGGCGGCATGATGTCCTATGAAGAAAAGCACGTGTATTGGGTCTGGGCTGACATGGTCGGGCGCTGCACCAACCCGAATCACCGCTCGTTCTACAACTATGGCGGTCGCGGTATTTCGGTAAGCGCCGAATGGCGCGATCCGAAGACCTTCATGGCTGACATGGGGCCGCGTCCAGCGGGATACACACTGGAGCGTCAAAACAACGAACTCGGCTACTCGCGTGAGAACTGCTGCTGGGCGGATCGTCAGACGCAGAACTTGAATAAGCGGGTGTACCGCACCAACAAAACTGGTGTGCGCGGGCTGGAAGTCCGGTCTGACGGAAGTGGATTCCGCGTGCGGCTGCGCCGTGGCGGGCGCATCGTCTTCGACGCGACGCTCCATGACTTCTTCGAAGCGTGCTGTACCGCCATTTCCATGCGCGCCAAATTTTCGCCTGCGGCGGTGGAAGCATGAACGCCATCATCCCATACGCGCGCATGTTCGACCTGGCCGACGCCATGCAGCCAGACCCGACCGACCTGGAGATCGTCACGGCCGTGTCGGAAGCCTTCGACCTGCCGCTGGGCGCCGTGATCGAACGGCTGATCTGTGTCGACTTCGTGACCGTGCGCCGGCAGGTGACGCCATGAAAGAGATCGTGTTGACGAAAGCTGCCGGCGGCGTGCTGGTGCCGATCGATCCCCAGGCGGCCGAGTACATCGCCAAGCTGAAGATGGGCGCCGCCGTGCGCGCCACGGTGAAGCAGCAGCGCAACCCGCGCTTCCACCGGAAATTCTTCGCGCTGCTGAACCTGGCGTTCGACGCATGGGAGCCGACGGCGAACACGTACAAGGGCCAGGTCGTCGGCAAGAACTTCGACCAGTTTCGCAACGACATCGTGTGCCTGGCGGGGTTTTACGAGATGGCCGTAAATCTCCGCGGCGAGACGCGGTTGACGGCGAAGTCGATCAGCTTCGCCAGCATGGACCAGGCCGAGTTCGACGACCTGTACAGCGCGACCGTGAACGTGATCCTGAAACACATCCTGACCACCTATGACCGTGAAGCCCTGGACGCCGTGATGGACCAGCTTCTGGGCTTTTTCTGAGAGAGACAACATGACCGACACCGATTTCCACGCCCGCCGCACCATGCTGGCCAACGCATTCGCCACTGCCGGCGCCGAGGTGCTCGAGCACATGCCGATGGCTGCCGGCGCGCTGGTGCCGATCCCAGACACGCCGCTGTACGTCGTGGCCGACTACGGGCACCGCTTCCCCTGCGCCAGCGCGGAGCTTGAGCGCGTGGACGTGGTGGTGGTGGCCGCCCCTGCAAGCACTGTACTGATGGATGAGCGGGGCGAAGCGATCTACGAAAAGTGCTTCGATGATGCGTATCACAGCTACGCCAGCGATCCTGCTGTTACTTCAGCAAAAGCCGAATTCGTGCGCTTAGTTGCCCGTGAGGTCGCGGCACAAGCCGGTCAGGTAGCGGTGCCGGAAGGGTTCGTGCTGATGCCGCGCCGCCTGACCGCTGAGAACGGTGCTAAGGGGCTGTTGTCCGGCGAGTTCCACGAATCCACCGACATCGAATGCCCTGAGTGCCTTGGCGACGGTGATGACAGCTATGGCGACGATTGCCCGGAATGCAGCGGCACAGGCAAAGTCCAGCAGCGCATCACGGTCGAGTGGGACACCATCAAGCGCATCTACGACATGGCCGTCGAGAACCTCGCCGCTGCTCCCGCCGCGCCAGCACAAGCCAAGCCTCTGCCGTCCACCCAGCCGTTGATCGGCAAGCTGCTCGACCAGTTCTCCGAATTGCCGGTGCTTTGGGGCTTGAACG